TGCTACCCTGTAATCTCCGACACTGAAAAATATAGTGCTATATATACTCATTCAAAAAAATATCTAGAGTTTAGGATATTTCATGTTTGTTATGATAAGCCAGAACATATATATAACTATATTCGGGCAATAGCAGGGATGATGAAGTATTATTCAAATGCTAAATGTAAAATACCAGAATTAGAGGAAGGGGGAGTTAAAGACAACCGAGAATTAAAAGTTGCTTTAGGTGAGGTGAAAGACAGAGTAAAATTAGAACTAAAAGAGCTTGTCGGAATACGCCAAGCAAAAAAGGAAAGTGTAAAGGTGGAATTGTGATTAAAAGAACATTTACCGAGAGAATAAAAAGGATTTTAGAGAGCGACTGTTTGGCTGACGGTTTTGAGGTCAAAACAAAGTCAGGTATGAGCAGTGTCAATGTTTCAAAACATTGTCCTTCAGGATATGTTATAGTGTCAAAAAAGAAAAAAGATGTTTGTTTTAGCTTTTGTGGTGATGACTTTTCTCCGCCAAGCTTACTGGAGTATATACCAGCAGAGAATAAATTGAGCGGTACAATTACGTCAGTGATACCGCAATCAGCATTGATGAGAACTCATCAAATAGCGAAGGTACTGACAGAGCTAAACGAAAAAAAAGTTTGTATCAGGGTGAACATTGATAAAATTGATTTTGGAGTTATACCTAATATTCCAAAACATTTTTGTAGTATTAAAAAGGGTAAAGTTAAAAAACAAAGAAAGGCGGTGTAGATGTGTGGGATTTGTTATTGTTACTCTGAAAACAATAATGCATCTGATGTTGTTATTCAGCAATTTAACAATCAGCGAGAACGAGGGTTGAAAGGATTTGGGTTTGTTGCAGACACGCCACGACCTAAATATGTCAGGGCTACTGATGAAAAAAGCATTATAGAGAAGCTAAGACATTTAAAATCAAAAGAGGTTTTATTTCATCATAGGCTTCCGACAAGCACGGATAATGTTTTTAACGCTTGTCACCCCTTCAGAATAAAAGGCAGTAACGGGAATGTTTATTATGTTATTCACAATGGCGTTATCTGGAATGATGACGAATTAAAAGAAAAACACGACAAGCTCGGTATCAAGTATATATCAATCCAGCCAGATGGAAGGTTTAATGATAGCGAGGCATTAGCAATAGAGCTTGTCAGATACTTGTCGGGTGATGTAAAAAAACTAGAGGTTGAAGGCTCTATTGCTTTTATATGTAAAGAATACAAAGACAATAAGCCAATCAATTTATATTTCGCAAGAAACCAGTCAAGTCCGCTAAAGTTCAGAAAAAATAAAAATGGTGTTATTCAAATATCATCAGAACAAAAAGGCAAGTCCACAAGTGTACCAGTCAATCTGCTTCACAAACTAAATTATAGGTCAGGCAAGATAACAACAAAGAAACTAGACCTTGACTATTATGACAAGACATTTAAAAGATATTCAAAGGCGAGTTATAGTGATTATGATTATTATGACAGCTTGGGGTTATCATACGAAGGCAGTGCGTCAGGATATAAAAGCTATAATGACAGCAGATGGTATAGTCGCAACAGGACGGGCGACCTTGAAAGTGCTTATAGCTTGGGTTATGATGATGGAGTTGATGATATAGGATTATCAATAGATGAATTAGCAAAGAAAATAGTTGAGGCAGACGCTAAACTTGATATGCTATATTTCAAAGACAAAGTTAAGTTCAGCGAGATTGAGGATGCGGAATTTGAGTTGAATTACTATCAGGGTTGTCTCAATGGCAGAAAGTATGCGAGGGCTGTCAATGGCTTATAAGAAAATAACAATCCATCAATCGAGCAACAATCTTGACGAGTTGATTATTCATCTGCTTGACCATCATTCCAGATATATAAAAAGTCAAGATGGTATTTTAAAACTAAAATATACTCGTAATGGTGAAAGGTTAGATGAAAACACAATTAAAGTTATTGTTCACGGCTCGGAATTAGCCTATATTCACTATTCTAAAACAATGAAGAGAACAAAAAAGGGTTGCGAGTTTAGTCAGTTTAGAATGTGGCTTGTGTGTAATAAAAATCCTTTAGTTTTAGAAGATGTAAAAATACAAATAAAAATGAAAAACAAAAACGATATAATCTATCAGTTATTTAAAATGTTTCAGAGCAATAGACAATATGAATATGATAAGATGTATCATTATTCGGGCGTTATTATAAAACAACGATTGCAGTTTAAAACTAAGTTAATCGGAGAATTTAACAAACTAAATAAAAAGAAAGGCGGTAAAAATGTTTGATGACGAGCTAGACTTGAGAGACTATGGCGGAGAGCCAATAGTTACAATCGAGGTTTCAGTTACTAATTATGCGGGGGACGAATTGCTGAATGAATACTATAATTCAGTTGAAAGCCTAGAGGAAGACCTTTATAAATTGTATGAGATTGAAGAGCAAGAAACAGAGAAAGTAAGAGACTATGCAAGAATGAACGGGTAGTTATGGATAAAGAAACATTTGATGAAAGGATTGTTGGCTTCAGCAATCGTATTCAAGAACTAGTTGAGTTTAACAGAGTAGAAAGGTACAGAGACAAGTCAATTTATAAAAGGTTAATAGCTAGGTTTAAGAAAAAGAGACAAGCATAAAAAACTTGTCTTTTTTGTATCTTTTATTTATTCAAAACTAGACACTCCGAGCTTGTTACAAGGTTGTTTTGGCTTGGCTAGATATATTTACCGCCTATAAACTATAAACTATAAACTATCGATCCATAAACAATCATCAATTACCAGCCATCAATCACCAGTGTTACAATGGGTCAATGTACAATGTGACAATGTTACCTGTTTTTTTTTGTTTGTTGTTTGTTGTTGTTTTTTTTGTTTATTGTTTTTTGTTTATTGTATGCTGTCCATAGACAGCAACCAGCCATTCCGACCCCTATGCCACCCGACACTTTAAAATCTTCTTCCTTATTCTCTGTAGATGTCTCAGCGATATATTTTTTTAGAAATTTAGAAACTATACACCCCACACGCAATGTTTCAATGTAATCCCGAAATAAAAAAAATTCAACCTTTCAGTTGATACTTTATCTTGACAATTTACAAGTTATATGTTTTAATACTATGCTCAGGAAATAGAGAGGATATAGGTCCCTGTTTATAGAGGGGCCTTACTATGAGTGTTAAAGAACTGTTTTCTCTCAGTTCACACCTGCAACTGCTGTCTCTTCTAGTTTCGGAATACCCTATTCCTAGTGACCAGATAACGCACACAGTGACGTTACTATTATCCTGGGTTTTTATATCTATCTATGCTCAGTATAATGAGAGAGATTGATATCCTTATTACTTTTTTAATCTCGGGAGTACTCGTAAGTAGTACTTATCCAATACCCGAGAACTGACTACTGGCTAACAAGGTTCGGTCCACCAGTTTTGCTACCATCTTTTTGGTACATTTATAGTATAACAAAACGCTCAACATAAGTCAAGCGTCTTGTCATACTTTTATTCGCAGTTATTGATACGCACTGTGTTTTCCCAAGAGAAGTTGTCTTTTCCCAAGAGAGCGTATCGGTGGGGCGTCCACGAATAAACCAAATTGTGTATACGGATGTGCTTAGAGCAGAGCCAGGACGGCTCCAACCCTACAAAATATATTATATAATACTTGACAACAATCTGTCAAGTGTTTAGTTTAGAAAAAAATATAGTAGCTATTTACAAAATTACAAAAGGGGTGTATAATATATGTATGCCTAGAATACAAGTGTACTTTACAGACCTGGAATACAAGAAAATAAAAGAGAAGCCGACGGGGTTTATCAGACGTTCGGTTAGATTAGCGTTGCTAAAGAAGGAAGAGAATGATAAGAGAAGATCTGAAGAAAAAGGGTAATATTGATATTGAGAAGATTGCAGATAAGGTTGTTACTGTACCTGGGCAATCAATTGACAACTATACTAGAGCAGACATAATTATAAGACTAGCCAGGGGAGAAACATTTAGGGCTATATCTGCATCAGTCGGTGTTTCAACTCCAACCATTAATGTTATTAAGACAGAAAACCTAGACCTGCTTGACATGATAAGAAAAGACATTGCGATTGTTAATGTTGAGAAGGAGCAGAAGTTAATTAATAAATTCTTGGACATCCTTGATATAAAAGCAGACAGGATGGCGGGAGACGATGACATCATTGACACTACCAAGACCACAGAGATATCTACCACTATAAAGGACTTGCATAATAAGATGCTCCTTGACCAGGGTAGGGCTACAAGCATAACCGAGTATAAGAATAAATCAGAGGGAGAGCTTCTAGCTGAGCTAAAGGAAGCGACTATATTATTAGAACAGGGAGATAAGAAAGCCCTGTTAACTGCAGTATTTAATAACGAGGAGTAGAGATGTTTGATACACTAAAAGCTATTTATGACAAGATTACTGGGAAAAAAAAGGAAAAAAAAGATGAGAGCTATACCAAGGTTAGCGAAAAGGAAGTGGCTGAGGTCATAAATACGATAGTTACTGGAAGGCCTAGCAACAGAGACATTGAGAATAATACTATGATGAAGGAAAGATATGAAAAAGAGCAGAGAAACCTAGTCCATCCAGTCACGAAAGAGGTTGTCAAGCCACTAAAGAATGTTAATGATGACCCAAAGACATATATTAAGACTATGAGTGATTCAGCCTATGGACCAGGCCAATGGCCGTATCTTGAAGAATTAATAAGAAGAGAAAGTTCTTGGAACCCTGAAAGTGTCAACGAATCTTCTGGGGCGTTTGGACTATTTCAAGCCAATCCATCTGGCGGACAAACTCCACCAAATAGAGATCTACAATCACAATGGGAGTGGGGATATAATTATATAAATAATAGATATGGCACCCCCCAAAATGCGTTAAGATTTCATGATGAAAATGGCTGGTATTAGTGGAAAAAGAAAAAATAATTGAACTATTACAGGAATCCAAGGCGTCTTTGCTATATAAATTAGCTAAGGATGCTCAGGATGACCTTTATTTTTTGGCAAATGACATTCTGGACTACAAATTAATGACAGAATCTGTCCATAGACCACTAACGGTTATTCTTCAAAGCCTTTTTGACCAAAAAGATGAGTACTTGGGACAAATTCCAGCAGAAAATCTTGATATTTCTGAAGAAAATAGACGGGATTATGCAATTTTTGAAAATAATCTGTCAATACAAGACCTTAGAAAGAAATTTAGGCTGATTCTGATGCCTCGTGGTACTTTTAAGTCGACAATTTCAACGATTTCCCTCCCATTACAGCTATTATTGATAAATCCTAACACAAGAATCCTAATAGATTCAGAAACTTTTGATAAATCTAGGGCATTTATGTCAGAAATACGTGGACATCTTGAATCTAACGAGAAATATCGTGAATTATTCAAATGTTTGCATGGAATTTACCCAGATGCAAAAAAAGGAACAGAAAAATGGGGAGATACCGAGATTAACGTCTCTGCAAGGACAAAAAAGGCAAAAGAACCTAATTTATCGTGTTCTGGCGTTGGGGTAACCAAGGTAGGAATGCACTATGATGTCATTATCTCAGACGATTTACATTCAGAGAAGAATGTGACCAATAAAGAGCAGATTCAACAGGTTATTGATCATTATAAGTTGAATTTATCACTTTTAGAGCCAGACGGAGTTATGATTGTGATTGGGACGAGGTGGGACTATCTAGATTTGTACCAATACATTATTGACAACGAATTACACCGTTTTTGCGTCTACGCACAACAGGCGGAGAAGGCTGGGGGGAGATTGCTCTTCCCCGAGAGGTTGACAAAAGAGTTTCTAGATGCCCAGAGACGCTCACAGGGTTCTTCTATCTATTCTATGCAATACCAGAACCTACCCATTGACGATGAGACCGCCACGTTTAAGCATTCCTTAATGAGAAGGGTTGATGAGGAATTTATTAAGGACAGACCGATAAACTGGTTCCTAATGGTTGACCCAGCCATATCCCAAGAGTCCACTGCTGACGATAGTGCTTTCGTTGTAGCTGGATTCGACCAACAGCGTAACATCTACGTTAGGCACATTACATATGGTAAATTTATGCCGTCTGAGATTGTAGACCAGGTATTTCACTTATATGAGAAATATCAGCCACGCTCAGTGGCAATTGAGACAGTTGCTTTTCAGAAGACACTTCAATACTCTATTAATGACAGAATGAGGGAACGTGGGTGGTGGATGCCTCTAAAAGAAATAAAAAGGAAGACATCTCAGTCGAAGGAGAGCAGAATACGTGGGTTACAGCCATATTATGAGTTTGGGCATATTTACCACTTATCTAATTGCTCTGGCATAGACGAGCTTGAATACCAATTGATACACTTCCCAAAAGGACGAAAAGATGATATAATAGATGCATTGGCTGATGTTTTAGAGATAGGATACCCGCCAGACACAAGAGTAAAATCGGGAACGTTAGAAGAGCGTAAAAATAATAGAAAGCGACTTAGTGCTTTATTAAAGCCTAGAAGCAGAATAACAGGATGGTAAAACATGGCGAAAGAACTTAAGAAAGAAGAAGAAAAAATAGAAGAAGCCCAGGATAGCGAGGAACAATATATTCCTGATGAAGAAGACAAGAAGATATTGTCTCGTGTCTATACTAGATTTTCTGATATGAAAAATTCTGATGCTAGAGTTGAGTATGAAAAAAACATTGACGAGGCCGACAAGGACTATAACGGCTGGATGGAAGAAAAAGACGAAGACGACTATCGCTCAAACATAAACAAGCCTATTGGGTTCTCCTTAATAGAAACCATGGTCCAGGAGACGATAGAGAGAAAGCCTAGGCCAAAAGTAGCACAACGCTCATCTACTGATGCAGGAGCAACCATGATGACTAACGATGTCATGGGATTCTCGTTTGATGTTGGTGAATTTGACTATCAGCACTTTTTAGCCAAGAAAGAGTCATATAAGAGGGGGACTGGATTCTTATTTGAATATTACAGATATGACACCCGTGTTGTTGAGGAGATGGATCTTAAAAAGGGCGATAACGGGGCAATTGAAGAAATTTATAAGAAAAAAGAGAAGATTGACTACGATGACCTTTATTCTGAATATATACCAGGAGAGTGGTTATACTTTGACCCATCTGCTCACCACATCTCTAAATGTAAAGATGCCATAAGAAGAGAGGTTATAAACATAGACGAATTCTACAGAATCTACGAAAACAAGCGTGGATTTAAGGATGTATCCAAGGTTCGTGGTGGCGGGAACAATTCATGGCCGACATACTACACTCCTCCAGAAGGAATGGAAAAAGATACAATTGAGGTTCTACACTATTATAATAGAGCAATTGACAGATATGACGTTGTTGCTAGCGGAATAGTTATAAGACGTGGCCCGAGCCCTTTCCCTCATAAAGAAATTCCCTTTATTCCGCTATACTGCTACAAAGACCCAGGCAAGTTCTATGGGATTGGAGTCCCTCACATTATTAGAGCATTAGTTGAAGAAAGAAACACTATTGCTAACCTTAGGACAGAGGCAACCAAGATGGGCCTAGCCAAGATGTATTTCTACGATGATATGGTTGAAATAGATGACATTGACTTAATGCCAAGGCCTCACGGCGGAATACCTATAAACACTAATGGTAGACCAATTAACCAGGTTATTCAGTGGGTAGACTACGACAATATTCCACGCTCTAGCTACCAAGAAGAAGAAATCCTAATTGAGGATATTAGAAGGACAACTGGTATAGATGACAGAATCCAGGGCATGAATGTGGGTGGAACTGCTACTGAAGCTGCTATCCTTAAAGATGCCACGATGAAGAGAATCAACGGCCAGAACGTTATGAACGAGATGGACGGCTTGGTACGTCTTGGCAAACTAAGACTAGAGAACATAAAGTTTTTCTACTCAATACCTAAATTCAAGCAAATTCTTGGAGAAGACGATAGTTACAGCGTAAAAGAAGAATACAGAAACATTACTGTTAAGGATAAAGAATACAAACTTAATAGTAAGGGAGAACTTGTTATTGAGGAAAGCGAAGGAACCTATGGCTTCAAGCTAGACAAAACAATGATGAAGTTCTTAGACAATGATTACGACATCACCGTTCTTGCAGACTCGCAGTATGTTATCTCTAAGCCGCTATATCAGACCAAGATAACAGAGATGATTGATAGACTCACCGCTAACCCAATCCTTATGAATGAGATTAATCCACGTAAGTTAGCCAAGAGGTATCTACAGATAAATGATGAAGACCCAAGAGACTGGTTATCAGAGAAGCTCGATAGAGAAGATGCTGAGTTCTTGGCACAACAAGAGAATGAGGTTATGTTCGCTGGATATCCAATTCCTCCAACGAAGGGAGCTACACAGGAACATACAGATGTTCACCTATTCTTTGCCGAAGGAGAGATGTTCAATTCTGCAGACCCAGTAATACAGGCTATTGTTGAAAACCATATTAAAGGAGAAGCAATGGCTATGGGGGCACTTATGCCAGGGGGAGAAGGAGCACCTAACGCTGCATCTCAACTTCCAGACCCAAACATTAACCCGATAGACATTAACCCTAATAGCCCTATGCAGAACCAAGAATAATATGACACAAGAAGAGAATAAAACACTAAGAACACCTTGTGAAATTTATGC